TTTTAACTGCTCCGGCTATTGCCACAAAAGTTATAGCTACAGCTGCTATTTTAGCTGCGGAAGATTTAACACTACTCCTTGTGCTGGTTAAAGATTTATTAAATATCTTAAATGACTTATCCATCTTATCTGATGCATTATACATTGTTGCTGAAAATGTTGCAAATACACCAGCCATCAATGCTAATACAGCAAATAAACTCCATAATAAATCTCCAACATTATCTATCTCGGCAAGTTTAGATACAGCATATGATAATACACCAATAGCCGCAGCAAATGCTGCTATGGCTAACGCAGTTGAAGCCATTTTCTGAGCTTTTAAATTATCCTGAAAACCAGTTAATACGGTTTTAAGTTCTTTAAGAGGATTTGTTATTCCTGATAACGTGCTAACCAAACCCTGATTTGCTATTTTCTTTATAGCATCTGCAATCTTTTTTATCGAATCTTTCTTTGCTATTGCTTCAAGTGTTAAGAAAGGATTTTCAAGGGCTTTTCCTAATCCTGTTGCTGCAGAAGAGCCGATTCCTTTAATTGAATCTACAAGTCTAATAATTGCATCTGTTAACGAATTAACAATATCTCTTGCTCTTTCAAGAGGATGAAAGTTTTCAAAGAAACCTTGGAATGATTCTTTTACCTGTTGTGCGCATTCAGCGACTTTATCTTTTAGTTTGTATAAGTCAACTCCGGTTGTTTCTTTAACCCAATCTGCAAACTTTCTTCCAAGTTCTTTGATTACTTCCCAAATAGTAGCAGCAACACCTTTTATACCACCACCGTTTTCTTCTATTAAACTTGCAAAATTGTGTAATTTATCACCAAGATTATTCCAAAAATCTTCTAATTTATTTGATAACTCTGTAGTATCTATGCCGGTTAATGCTGACACCAATTCGAGTACTGCATAAGATGCTTGAGCACATCCAGATGTAATAATCCACGATATTCTATCAAATGAATTAGCAAACTCATCAGATTTGGATTTTAAACCATTGAAAGTATTATAGAAAATTGCTTGTATATGTTGAAACGCCTGCCTAAAATGTTCAGTTGACTCTTCCAGTCCCTTTATAGCAGTTGTTCCTTTATTAACAGCAGTTATAGCATCACCTATTTTAGCAGCTACATCTGTTATCCATGTAAGAACTTTCTTACCATAAGGAAGTAAAGGCTTAAGATTCTGAACAACATTTCTTATAACTTTTACAGCTAATTGACCTGTTGAAAATATACCAGAAAATATAGACTTAATCTTTGATAATGATTTTTCAGAAACTTTAAAGTTTTTAATAGAATTTACTATTCTATCAATAACATTTTTAAAGTCTTCTCCAGTCTTTTTAGGAAAAATATCTCTATAAGTTTCTTTTATTGTAGAAAATACTTTCTTTACTTCTGGAAATACAACTTTTATAGCAGATATGAGTTGTTCTGCTGCATAAGTTGCATTATCAAACATTCCAGTAACATCGATTTTGCTAATTACTTTTTCACCTTCTGTAAATAATTCATTAACGAAATCTGTAGTTACTTTTGCTAAAGGTTTAACTTCGTTTTTTACAGCATTTACTTTAGCCCTTATTTGATCAAGCATTTTAACAAGGGGGCCTTCATTGGCAATCAAAGGAGCTGCAAACTCTGCACCAATTTTTGCAAATGCTGATCTAATATTAGCTTTAACGCCTTCGAGAGTTTTATTAGCATCGCCAGCATGATCTGCATACTTATTAAACATTATTGTAGAGAAGGTATCAAAATCGATTAAACCTTTCTTACAATATTCTTTAATTTTCTCGGCTGACAATTCAGTAGTGCCAACTAATTTCTTAGCATTTGCTCTAACTGCTTCGCTTGCTTCAAAACTTCCGTCAGCAATAGCTTTTAAGCCTTCAGCAAGATTTTGTTCTACAGGTAAATTTAATACCTGTGTCATGTATGTCAAAGTCGATCCTGTTACTTTTCCAGCATTAGCTACATCCTGAAAATATCTAGCAACCATTGAATAGTCGCTCTGTGTTTGTGCAGCAACACCAGAAACAGCTTTTAAAGCCATCGACATTTGAGTTAATTCTTCTTTGTCTTTCTCATGAGTAAATATTACTTCTTTATAATCAAGACCAGCAGCTGATAACTGAGATGCTGCCTGTGCAGCTGCATCCAATGAATATGCGGTGTCAGTAACAGCATAGTCTATGGCATGAGATACATCTTCCCAAGCAATTCCTAAACCACTTAGCTGGAATTTTGCTCTTTCGATGTTTTCAGCTCTTCGTATACCACCAGAAACAATAAGATCTTCAACTGCTTTACCAGCTCTCATAGCCCCACTAATTATTTCATTAGTAAGTCTTGAGATTGTTGTCATACCCATTATTCCAAGAGTACTAAATTTACTCTGGATCATTTCTAATGTGCTTGACAAGCCGTTAAGATTTACATTATTAGCGGCATCTTGTAGACCTTTAAATGTATCTGTTTTATCGAACTTTAAAGAAGCTTTTAACTTCTCTATAGTAGACATACTTTCTTTTGTCTTCTTTTCGAAATCAGAGTTGTCAAATCCAAATTCAACGACATTACGTTCAATAATATTCGTATTCATAACTTGACTTCCTCCCAAGCCTCTTTAGCTAATTGTTCAAATATAGGTTTCATAGCTGGATTAATGTAATCTATTCCTTTTACATATCCACCATTTTTAGTTCCGTGTCCATACTGTAAAATTACAGCAATATTTACTCCATTATGTACATTAGAGTTAGTCCATCCAATAGTAACAGACGTATCTGTTTTTTCAATAGTATAAGACCAAGATTCTGAAGTTTTTCCGGTATCTTTAGGAGTTGCTTCTTTTAAAGCTATTATTCCTCTTTCTCCATACTTATGAAAATTAGCCTCTTGTAAAGATCTACTTACTTTTTTTAAATAATCTGTTGTCTTTTTGAATGTTCCGCTTCTGAAATTAACTTTCATATTTATCCCTTTGAATTCATTTTAGCTCTTCTTGCTGCATTTATTGCATCGTTTCTGCTATATATGCTATTTTTATTCATCTTCTTCTTAGGACTATTTTCGATACTAAGAATTTCAATAAGAGTTAATAATCTATTCAAATGCCATTTTTCATATTCTTTATCGATTCTATATGAAACCATCCACGAATAAATAACTTCAGAAGTAATAACCTTTTGACCACCCGGTTTTGGTTGTGTTCGTATAATTGTGGCTGTCATAGGATCATCTATATACTCTTGTACTTTATCCATTAAATTATCCGGTAAAAAATCATATACTAATGGATTAACATTTTGTGTTATAGTCATTAGTTTTATATAATCTAAAGACTGTTCTCTCGTTTTAGGTTTTTTGGAAAGGAATGGTTCTTTCCATTTTGCCTCCCATTTTGAAATTGAGACGAGAGAATGCTTTAGTCGAAGACGTTGTTCAGGAATAGAAATAAATTCTCGTGTTTCTCTATTATAATACTCATTCGCAGGTATTACTAATTCCAACTCATCAACAGGAAGCATTCTCTATCTCCTTCTATCTTTTCACCGCTGCTATTGTAGCCGGTGTTTCTTTCTTTTCTTCGATCTTAGGAATTATGGCATTCATGAATGCTGCCGCTTTATCTGAATCTGTGCAGAGTTCCATATAAATATCTGAATAAGCAGGACAAGCTACAAACTCGTCAATATATTCCTGCTTTTTAACAAATAATCTTCCATCATCAGACTTCCTACCATAAGCTTTAAGAATGATCTGCTTAAATGCTGCTGCAAGTTCGGGAACATCTTTAGCATCTATAATCTTCTGTAAGAAATTCTGCATTCCACCAGCAATACCAAGTTCCATTTCCATTATTTCCGCCTGACTAAGATCGAAATAAAAATCTTCAGTCCTTTCATTTCCATCATAATCAGTATAAGTTCTTGTCTGTTTTAACATTTTTATCTCCTTTCACAAAACAACCGGGCCAGTTGTTACGCCAGCCCGGTTAAGATTCTTAAGATGCTGCAAGTATTGATGCAACTTCATCGGGAAGAGGAAGTCTCGGAATCGGAGGATCAATCTCATCCCAAGCAGATGCAGACCATGTACCTGTTGTGTTGTCGGTCTTGCACTTATATAACTTATTGGTATGTATAGCATAATCGCCAGCATTATAAGTCTTTGTTGTATCATACTCATTTGCTGTTATACCATAAAGGATCTCTTCAAGAGCCTTAAGCTTAGTAGAATCAGCTTTTGTAGAATCGATAACAAGAGTAGCTGTAGGTTTAGCACCTGCTACATTTACAGGAGTAGTTGTAAGCTCCCAAGAGAACTCATTAAGTTCCGGTGAATCGTTAATAGTGTTATATGTCTGCTCTGAAGGAGAAGCCATTGCACCATATACGAGATGAAGCTTATAACCATGATTATTAGCATCTGTATCGTTACCAATAACTGTTCTGTAAGAAAGACCAAATACCTTTCTATCCTGCTGGCCAATATATACGCCAGGAGCAATTTCTTTTGATCCATCACACTCTTTCCATTCATCAGGATACATGTAAGCACCGATAGATGCTCCAAATTCCTCAGCTGAGAAGAGGTTTGCATACTTAATATTGTCTGCATAGAAAGGATTTGCTTCTGCACCTGAAGGTGACTCTGAAACATTTGTAATACCATTCCATGCTACACCAGGACCATAGTATGCAGGATTTGCTACTGTATTGTACGGGTAAAGGACACAATGGTCTACACCAGTTTCATACAGCTTTTCGCCCGATTTGTCCCACTCAAGAGGACTTAAAGATGTAAGTGTAGGCATATCTATTTCCTCCTATATATAGATAGTGAATACATAATGATAAAGTCCATCGTTAATAAAAGGCCTATTAAAACTGCACATTGGCAATTCTAATAAAGCCTTTCCGATGGTTTCGTCTGGCTGCTTCGTTATCAATGTAATATTGTATTGTTCACTGATATGATGCTTGCCATTGTCTGCATGTATTAAGTTGTAATCGCCAAGTTCATAAATAATACAAGGATAAGTGAGTCTCTGACTCTCTGGAGGCTGAAAGTACACTTCTTTAGAACCAAGAATAGTTCTAAGTGCTTTCTTTAGGTCATCACGATATGTCAGATTAACCATTATAAATACCTCCGACTGATAGTATTAATCTGGGATACTGTACACTTACTGATGTAACATCCCATTTTACTCCCATGAACTCAACGTAGATAATATCTGTGAAATGGTCACAGGCAAAAGGATCAGATACTATACTAATTTCAGTATTAATATCTTTGTCGTCATTTTTATGACCTGAAGTCTTCCACTGAGATTGCAGTCTAGTTTCGTCACCAAAATACGGACGTTCTATTACGTCATGTACCATGATGTCACTATCTTCCTCTTGCGGAACTGTTGTATTAAATCCAACCATGCCGAACCATTTCATGATCTATTACCTCATTTTGAAATTAAGAGTTAGATGTAGCCTTAGCTGTCCATTCAACTCCTGTAATTGCTGCAGGTGATCCAGCAAGAGCTGCTGTTGTAACCTTATTACCATCAAGAGCGATGGGAAGAAGGAATACATCACCTTCCTGAACAAGAAGCATGCCTTTCTTGAAAGCATCTTCAACTACAGCCTGCTCAACCATAGTAGTCTTTGCAGATGTTGTGTAAAGTTTATGATCTGATGTCTTACCGTAAACGATGACATTTCTTACGTGCTGATCATTAGCATCCTCAAATATTTTGCTCATAACGTTTTATCCTCCTGTGGATTATTCAGACTTAAGAACGATTGCTGAGAAAGGCTTTGTCAAGCAGCCTGAGCAACGTGTCTCAATAAGGTACTTCTGCTGGTTGTAGTCGATATCGAAGTCATCAAACATATTGATAGCTCCACCCTTATCAGCACCAACATTGTAGTCTCTAAGATCAAGGATAACAGCATAAACTGTCTCGGGAACGATAGAAGCAGGAACTTTAACGATCTTATCAACTCCCATAGCAAGAGCAAGATCGCTCATATCCTTGTACATTCTGTGTCCCTGAGTATCTTCCATAAGAAGCATATCTGAAACGTCAGAAGCCTTCATAAATGCTGTAAGATTGCCAGAACCTTCATACTCATCCTGAGCCTTAACAGTTGTTCTGATAATAGCATGAGCTGTAGATTCTCCCTGCTCTGCTGTAACAACCTTCTTAATGCAATACAGATCTGCATCTTTCCATACAGGAATAATGTTTGCTTCGCTGATCTTATCTTCTGAGAGTGCTGTTCTTCCATCACCAAAGATGTAAGCTCTTGCAAGCTCTTCGTCAAGCATCATTCTCATCTCGCCCTTAACCCAAGCGATAACGTCGAAATCTGTAATATCTACTACATCATCACGATCAAATTTCTGTTTCTTGTAAACTGTGGTAGGATCAACAGTTCTCTTAAGCAGGCCAAATACCTCTTCCTTCTTAAGCTTACCTTTGAAGTAACCCTTAGCTCTTGCTTCGTCTTCACGAAGATCTGCGAACATCATCTTAATTCTTGCGAAAGGTGTGTGATGAACACCATTCATAACTACGTCAACCCATCCATCAGGCTGTCTCTTTATGAAACTGGGAGCTCCATTTCCATCAATATTCTTGTATTCAGGCATCAACCAATCGATATTGTCAATACCATACTCAGCTGCATGTGCCAAGAAAGATTCCTTCATGGTACCATATCTCTTAGCATCGCCGATAACTTCGCCCTGGAACTCTGAGTGAGCAAGAACGTTATCCTGCTCGTTTTCTGTGTCGAATACGTTGTGCTTCATTTCTTTTTCTCCTTCTGCGTCTTCGTCATCTTCTTTAGCACCTTTTGACTCAAGTGCCTGGCCAATAAGACCATACATTACATTCTTCTGCTCTTCAGTCATCGAATCAATAACATCCTGAACAGTCTTTTCTTCTTTAGCTTCTGTAGCCATATCTTTGTTCTCCTCTTTTACTTTGTCTTCTGAATGAGACAATTCTGCTTCTTTATCGGATTCTTCTGTTTCTGGCTCTTCAGATGAATTTTCTGGTTCTTCATCATCTATATTTGAATGAAACAATTCAAGTGTTTCTTCATCATTATAGATGAAAGCACCAACTTCACTATCTTCTGAATGTGCCATCACTTCATCGATAAAAGCTCCAGGATTTGCACCAGAAAGAACGAGACTTACTTCTCTTATGTCACCATGAACAACATTATGTCCAACTTCTTTCAATCTATTTGCGAAGATCGAAAGCGAACTAATGTCTCCATTAACAACTGCTTCCTTGGCGTCAAGTCCTGATGGACTATTGTTGAACTTGCAATATGCATAAACACCTTCAGGTCTTTCCTCCAGATCGGCATGACCAAGAACAGCGCTAATGCTATCATGATCATGATTGTACACCAAAGGAACTCTTATACCATTCTGATGTGAGAAAGAACCAGGTTTAATAGTTCTTCCATCTGCACATCTGCGATTATTCACAGTAGCCCAACCAGCGAAATCATAGTTGTCGTGATTTCTACTCATTTTGAATTTCCTCCTGTTGTACTACTTCTTCGCCTTCTTCTAGAGGTATTTCTTCCGTTTTTATCATTTCATTACTTTGAGAAAGATTCTTATTTCTAAGTTCATCAGCAGATGGATCATCAGCAGGTTTCATACCTACAATCTGTCTGATTTCATTAGATGTCATAATCTCATTTCTCGTAAACTTATCTGCTAGTTCAGCAAGATCAGAAGTAGGAACGAGTTTAAACGGATCTCTAAAGAAAACAATAGACTGCCTTTGTGATCTGGCAGTCTGAGTTAGAAACTTTCGTTTCATCTCGTCTGTAATTGCTGAAAGTATTGGCTCTATAGTCCTTGAATAGTAATTATTCATGGTCTTTTCATCAGCTGTACCTTCCATAATCTCTTTAGTGATACCTAACTGGCTATAAAGCATACTCGTTAATTCAGTAATTTGATTTAGGAGCTGGTTTTCAACTGATCTATTGAGCTGTGTTATCCTTTCTGTTCCATCTGTGTATGCGATGCCATACTTAGAACCAGATAACTGCATCTCAATGTCTTTACGCCTCTGTTCAGCTTGAAGACGTCTTGCTTCCGATTTAATTACATATGGAAGCTGTATTATTAAATCAAGTTTACCTGTGCTAGATTGTTCATCTACATAATCAAGCAAACTTAACTTTCTCATAAGTCTCTGTAGTGTTGAGTTTGGTTCGTTCATTACTGCATAGAATGGATTTTCAACTATTGCTACAGATTTTTTCGGAAGTACTATATCTTCTTTTCTTCCATTTTTGTCATTATAGACTCTAACTTTTACATATTGTGGATACCATTCAACCACGGGAGCTGTTCGCATTTCAAAAATATCGAATGAATCGTGAGTTCTAATATTTTTAGTTGCATAAGTAGGAACTATAGCAACACATCCCTCATCAAGCATTGACAGCACAATATCTTGTACAAATGCTCTTCCTGTTTGATCAATGTTTGCCTCTGTAATAAGACATTCATTTAAACGGTCGTCAATCTCTTCAATAAATCTGTCATTTTCATCTAAGCGAACATGCTGAATAGAAATACTAGAACAGTCCATTGCAATTCTATTAAGAACTGCAGTTACGATAGATCTTTCGTTACCTCTTGAAAGACGGGGCCTATCAGGTCTCACTGCACTAGACTGACCATAGCTATACGACGGGGTCAGATCTCTACCGGTAAATGCATTCCACGCATTACGAACTCTATCGTTTAATGTAGACATGATTTAACTCCTTAATATTTACTATGCTTTTCTTTTTCCGGCCAATCTCTCATTTTCTTTAAGAAGATCTCGAGCTTCGTTTTCGTATTCTTTCACAAGGGTTTTACACATTTTTATAGTGTGCTCATTGATTTTTATGAAATCATCAACTTCCAGATTTTCATATTGTTTAAAGAATTCTTCCTGATTTTCATATGAATTATTAGGACTTTCTTCAAGCCAAGCGTCAAAATTCTCCATCATAAACTTGCTATAAGCATCTGACATAAATCCATTTAATTTAAAATCTTTATTGTCTTTTTCAAGTTCTTTAGCTTCATTTCTCCACCATTGAGCAGCTTTTATATCTTGTTTTGCAGTTTCTAGATTTTTATTATACCGAAGTTTTCCTTCTGGCGTTAAAGATCCATCTGGATTCTGAAAACGTCTTACGCCCCATTTCTGACCTTGAATACCGTGATGACATAAGGAGTTTTTGTACAAATATTGTGTATACATAAATATCCTCCTTAGTACTTAGATGTGTGACTGTAGTAAGCTCTAAGTTTCTTAGCCTGATGTCTGTCTACCATTTCTTTAGCAAACGCTGCACCCGCAACTGCCGCTGATCCATACATAATTGCTTTGGCTTCTTTATTAGATATAACACCAAGCTGATTTAAATATTTAGCACCAACCGCAGCCGTACCAGCCGCTGACATAATTTTTCCAGTTACATAACTATCGCCAGTTATTGTATGGCCTTCAGCATATAGTTTCTTTCCCTGATCTCCGAGCTTATCCTGTTTAAGATGCTTATAATCTTTATCAAGCTGTTTTTTAGCCTGCTTTCTTTCATTCTTAGCTTTTATCATATTAGGATACTTTGTATCGGTTTCATCATATGGGTCTGCTTTATAAGCTTTCTTTGCCTCTTTATAGGCAGCATCTTTTTTATTATACTCTTCAAGTGACTTATTATATCTCTTCATGCCGGCTTGAGTATAAGAACCATCATAATTCTGATATCTACGAATTCCCCAATGTTGTCCTTTGATACCATGATGACATAAAGAATCCTCGTATAAATATTCCGTATACATGTTTAACCTCACTTTTTCTTAACTACATATTTGTAAATGTCCGAACTAAGCTCTGCAGCTTTTCCAGATTTAACAAATTCTTTACCTAAATACAACGCAGTTACTGTAGCTACAGCTGGAATTACTCTTTTACCGGTATCTTTAAGAAGTTCTTTAGTATACTCTCTACCTTCATTTACTTCTTTTTTAGTAAGATCATTAAGTTCCTTTTCTTTCTTCATACGCTTAATCTTACTTTCAAGTTCTTCATCGGACATTAAATGACGATTCTTAGCATCTTCTCGTATACGTTTTTTAGCTTCTTTTCTCTCTATCTTTTCTATTTTTTTACCGTATCTTCTTTTACCTTCTTCGGTCCATGTGCCATCTGGATTCTGGTATCTACGAATTCCCCATTTCATACCTTGAATTCCAGAATGGTATAAATATTCCGTATACATAGTTATTACCTCATTTTGAATTTCTATTCGAAATCCTCTTTATTCAGTTTATATGCAACAAACGCATCAAGCATTGCTGCTACGTTATCGATCTTTTCATCAGAACGCATCTTAGCTAATTTTCTATTTCCATTTGTGTCTTCAAGTGCAACGCAATTGCCCATAGCAAATTCCATAAGTTTCTCATCGAATAGAAGTAAACGTTGTTCTGACAAATGTTTAAGCTCACCTAATGGTACAGATTCTGTTTTAGCACCCTGAATTACTTTTTCAACTCCATAAGGTCCATTCTCAGCAGTCCATCTCTCAACAAATTCACGAGCATTATATGGATCAAATCCAAATGATCTAACATCATACTGCTTATTTTGGATGTGTTGATCTAGATCTTCATAAACTTGCATCATATCAAGTACAGTACCCTCAAATACAATAAGAGTGCCTTCATCCATAAACTCTGTATACTTCTGTCTCATAGCCGGTTGAAGTTTATTGAGTGTATTAGACGTTATATAAGATCTAACTTTGATACCGAACTGTTCTCTCGGTAATGGAAATAAGAAAGTGAATGCACAGAAGTCATCACCCTGCGATAAATCTGCTCCAAGCGAGCATGGCATGTTCCAATAATCTCTATATCTATGACATAGAGTTTCCTCATACGTGAAGTAATATGTATAACCCTCCATCGGTATGTTGAATCTCTTAGCCAGTATGTCGTTTCTGGCAATTGGATTCTGCTCAGCTCTTTCAACATCTAATTGATACGTCTCATAAGTAACAGTTTTTCCAAGATTTGGATTTGCCTTAATCCATCTCGAAGGGTCATTCACTTCATTTATACTGTCCAGGCCATACCACCAAATGGAAACATGTGGATTTATGTAATCCCCCTTTAGGATTTTCATTAATTCCATTTTGATTGAATCACCAGGACCATTTCTTACAGTACCTTCTGAACTTACTGCAAGAATAAGGTAATCTTCATTTTTAGAAGCACCTTGTTCTAAAGCACCAATGACATCTTCCTTAATATCTCCGGATAGCCACTCATCGACAGTATTAATCCTACTATTCAAACCTTGCAATTTGTCTATTGTCATAGGTCTGATCTCGAGCAATGACCCAGTTAGGAAATTTTGTATTCCTACTTTAGTAGATGCCAATTTTTGTCTTGTTGCTTTTGAACCTGTGGTATTTTGAAGCGAGCCCTCTGTTAAAAATTTGAAAAGTGGGCCTCGAGCCCTTGTGATAGATGTACGTATTGGTGAAAGAACTTCTTCAGATTGTTTCATAGTCGGAGACGTATGCACTTGATGAGTTGTGCTTGTGTCAACATTTAAGAAATAACTATGAATCGTAGACTCATACATTGATTTAGCAGCACCTCTTGGAACTATAAGGTATTGTTTATTAATCAATCTTTTCTTAATTTGTTTATTTACATATCTCCCGCCATGACCATCTGGATTTGGTTCAAATACTGATCGTTCTACGAAATAATACCAACCAAATATTTGTTCGGCCCACAACTTAAATGTATCAAGTAATGTTAAATCTGAACCGTCGGTTAGTGTAAGTTCGTTTTCACAGTATAATATGTAACCATTTATTGCATCTTCATCATAATACACTCCCGGGTTGGCTATTAGATCGTCAATCCTATTCATCTCCATAGAGATTTTTTCATTGACCGGTATTTCACCTCTACTAACAGCATCACGGAACAGTCCATAATAATATGGAACAGCTGTATTAGACAGTGACATTTTATTACCTCATTAATAAAGCATTTATTATTGCTTCGCCATATCTTATTTTATGAATATCTAAATTTTTAATATTTTCTTTAGGATTTAATAAAATAATTGGAGAATCGGCGTAAGTTCCTACATCATTTATGTCTATTACTCCTCCAAAACCAGCTTTTTCTAATTCTTTAAAGAATCTAATATTCTCAGGTTTAGATCTATCTATTAATCCAGTATTAAAATTATTGAATTCATAATTTACTAATTTATTTTTTCCAGTAGCTTTCAAATAAGCCTCTGCAGCATCTCTTTGCCCTGCTATTTTTATATCTTTAGAAGCTTTTCCTACCATTTCATAATCTGCATTATAATGTTTTTGCATAATATTTTTATAAGCTCTTCTATCATGCTTTGTATGTGAGGCATAAATAGGACTGTCAGACAATGTTTCCTTAATTCCAGCCATCCTATATATATTTTTTCCTTCTTTAATAGTTAAACTATCTGCTGGAAGATCTTTGATGTCCATTATTGAATCATTGATTACTTTCCATGTATGTTTACGTGTAGGACCACTAGAATATTTATAAGCCCCATAAACCGCTAAAATAGAACCTGCTACTATAGCACCAATGGCGACATTTCTAATAAGTTTTTTCTGTTTGTCTGTTAATTCTTTCTTTTTATCATTAGAAATTTCATTAAATGTATTATTTTGAGAATCCTTGTTTTTTATTTCTTTAGATTTATATGAACTATCGTAGTATCTAATTTTTCCTTCTGAAGTTAGGCTACCATCTTCATTTTGGAATCTACGTATTCCCCAACGTTGTCCTTTAATTCCATGATGAGCTAAAGAATTGTTATATAAATATTCTGTATACATAATTATTCACCATAATTTTGTGTCGTTCGGTTTACGTTCTTCGTTTCTATCTATTCCCTTCATAACACGATCATCACCATAATGTATTCCATTATGTGTTTTATGTGTTACTGTGATAAGATACTCCGGATCGAAGATTTTTGGATCTCTTTCTTCTATCTGTTTCTCAGTAATAGGATTCATATGATGAATGATTGCATGACTTGAAATATCCCTCCCCGATATTCCTAGATCGCAACCGCCATCACGTATTAAAACAGTTTCTCGTGCTTTCTTCCATTCTGGAGAATTGTATAAAGCTTGATTTAAATATCTATCAAAACCAAATGTCTCAATTCCAACAGAGCCTTTTAGTTTAAGATACTCGTATCTCTCTTCAAATGTTTTAAGTCTCTTTAATTCTGAATAACTTTTCATCTGTTATTACCTGAATATAAACTCATTGCACTTATAGCATCAGCATACAACTTCTCAATCTGTTTACCACTTTCATATGCTTCTGTCTTTGCTCGAAGTAATTTTATTTCTTCTTCAAGCTTTTCGCGTCTTTTCTTTTCCTCTGTAGAAGCTAATTTTAAATAATATACATACTCAGAAGCTGATGCTTTGCCTGTTCGCATCCTCTCTTCAACACAATCCACTGCTAGAGCGACCATTTGCTTTTCACGTGCCTCTTCTGTCATAGCAGGTGGCAGTTTTGTTTTCTTTTCTTTGCTCTCTTTCACAGTTATCCCTCCAAAAACAAGAATGTGCATCAATGAAGGTACATAATACTCTTAATATCAAAACTTTGTCACTGAAAGA